GGACACCTCAAAATAACGGGTGCAATCTAAAATCCATATACAACACACCGGGGGAGGTACCTGTATACCTCTCCCAAAGAAAGGAAACACAATGGATCAGGAAGGATTATTATTTCCGAAATCCGGAACAAAGAAAAAACGAAAGAAACATATGAAAAGTATTCTTCCCGGAGATCAGCCCGGTATCTGTTATCTCTGCGGCAGCAGGCAACGGATAGAAGATCATCACATCTTCTTCGGCACGGGCAGCCGAACGAAATCGGAAGAAAAAGGCATGAAAGTACATCTGTGTGCAGAATGTCACCGCGAAGGACCAGAAGCAGTACACAGATACCGTGAAGCTGATCTGTATCTGAAAAGAACAGCACAGAGACAATTCGAAAAGAATCATACCCGGCAGCAGTTCCGGGAGATCTTCGGTAAGAGTTATTTAGAATAGATTGGAGTGAGAGAATGGAAAACAAAACATGTAAAACCTGCAGGGACAACGACGATGGTCTCTGCGACCGAAAAGGCATCCTGATAGAAGATGATGATACCTGTGACCACCACAGGAAGAACTGGAAAGATGCGATGCTGAAACAGTTCTTCCGGAACGATGAAAGGAGCGGAATACGATGATAATAACAGTATTAGAGGCGTTAAAACTAATTATCTTACTGTTGATAATTATATATGCAATCCTTGCCGCGTGCGGAGCTGCAAAACGAAAAGATATTGCAGCTACAATCGTGTGGTGTACACTCTGGATCACATGCGTAATAGGACTGAGGTAGATATATGTACAAAGACACAATCACAAAAGAAATTGTGCAGAAATGCATAGATCAGGGTATGACACAGACGGAGATGGCAGTCAGGCTCGACGCATCGTTTGAAACAGTCCACCGTCTGCTAAAGCAATATAACCTGAAACCGGCTTATAACCATGATACCGGGAAATACGACGAAGAGAAGATGAAGCGGTGCCTGCAGCAGGGAATGACCGCAAAAGAAATAGCACAGGCATTTGGTGTGATCAGCACCACGGTTTCCAGATGGAAGAAGAAATACAATCTGGATATCCCACCAACACCGAGAACACCACGCAAGAAGAAAGTCACAGATTGCAGAACTTGTATCTACCGGGCACGCGGGGAGAACTTGCCGTATAAATGTAATTATCTGGAAATAGCCGGGCATACCCGAAACATGGGACAAGCGGAAGAAATCTGTTCGAAATACGAAAAGGGAAAGAGAGGAAGAAGAAGTGGAAAAAGAAAAGTTTGATACCTGTAAACATGCAAAAAGAACCGGAAACTTTGCTGTACATGTAAAACCCACCTGCAAGCAGGCAACCATGATCCGCGGCTGGCTGGTAGTCAGCAAAGCCAGATGCCTGAAATGCGAACTGTGGGAACCAAAGAAGACAAGGAGGAAGAAAGATGCTGATCAGAAGTCAGAATAAAGAAGTATTGACAAATCTTAATGCTTTGGCAGGCATTGAGATTGCAGAAGGACCTGCAAAAACAGTTATAACATCATATATCACTGGATGCAGTTATCTGCTTGGAGAATACAGTAACAAGCAAAAAGCTGTAAAGGTACTGGATATGCTCCAGAAAGCTCAAGCAGAATATGAAATGCTTCGGGGCATGTCAACAGGAATGGGAGGAATTATGGTCACATACAACACAAAGATGATTGTTAACGAATTAGAAAAAGAAATTCAGGAGAAAACCATTTTCCAAATGCCAGAAGACAGTGAGGTGGAAATAAATGATTAAAGGAAAAGCTAAACTGGAGTTCGGAACAGGCGATATCAGAATGACGGGAGCTCTTAGCAACAACATCGGAGCTTTATGTTGCATTACGCAGCCACCACATGAAATAGGCGAGAAAGTTCCAGTAGAAGATGAATGGGATCCGGTTCAGGCAGAAGTTATCCTGACATTTTCAAGGACAGAGAGCATTGATGCTCTTATAGCAGAACTACAGGATGTAAAAGCAATGATGAACGGAATCTACCCGCTCGAAAAGGGAAGAATCAGAGAACAGAATCTGGATTTCGACACGTTTATGCACAGACCTTAAGTGAGAATAGATATGAATAGAAGAGAGACGACAAAGATGTTATGCGAACTTCTAGAAAGACAGTATTTCTCCGGCATGGGGAAATACTGGGCGAAAGAAGTGAGCATTGATCCATGGGCGGCAAAAGGAAAGCCCAAAAGAGTAGATTACATGCAGTTCATTCCGGCAAATCAATGTTCTGTATCAGCAATAGAAAAGGGGATTTTCGTTTGCTATGAAATTAAAAGCTGTAAAGAAGACTTCTATAGTGGGAACGGGCTGAATTTTCTTGGTGAAAAGAATTACATAGTAACTACGATGCAGTGCTATAAAGAACTTCTGGAAGACATGCGGAACGGGAAGTTCTGGAAACATATACACGAGAACTTTCCAGAATCAGCTACACACGTCGGAGTGATGGTCGCGGTCCCGGAATATACAACGGCAGCAGATGAATTTGAATCACCTACTCCGATTAATACAGACAAGAAGTGGAAACTTGCAGTCGTGATGCCGTGTCATTATGGATTACGGAAGAAATCGATGATAGAGCTGTTATTTTGCATGCTGAGAAGCGGACATTGAGGAAAAAGCTAAAGAAATCACTAAAGTACAAGCGCCAAAAGACATTAATTACAATAACTGTGATTGTGAAGTAGATAATATAACGGTGTAGTCTAGTTTTAAGGAGAACTGAATATGGGATATTGCAAAATCGAATGCCCGGACGGAAAAACAGAGTGCTGTATTCACTGTGAGAGACAGGAAGGTTGCGATAACCGGTGCGACATGATGGACCGTTATGAATATGCGGAGGAGTGTGAGGAATATGAAACTGATTGATGCTGATTTATTAATCGAATCTATTCAGGCAACATTGAATATGGGAAGGGAGAGTTTTCCAGCATGTTTATTTTGCGAAGTCATTGACGAACAGCCGACAGTATTCGATACAGATAGGATTGTAGAACAACTTAAAGAGAACGCTTTTATGGTCGCTACAAGCAAAGAATTTTATTCTAATCCGCAAAACGGAGAACATGTAGAAGAAGTGATAAAATTAGAAGAGGCAATCAAAATCGCGGAAGGCGGTGGAACAGGATGAAACGTTTGATACACTGGATATTTAAGTCACGAAAGAAACAATGCAGACATTGCTGTATGACATGCAGGTATTGGGACATGTGTGTAAAGGATGAAAGTGAATAGTGATGACATACAAGAACCATGAAGGCTATCCGGATCCAACACAGGGAAAGGCCATCAAGGCAGCAGGACACATGCCAACGCATATTTATAATGCTTTTACAGTCCTGAACAATACTGCCGGCCTTTTGGGTTTGGAGATAACAGGGATTAGAGATAAGAAAACAAAAAAGGAATGGAAACGGGGAGGCTGACAACGTGGATAAGAGAATTCTGGAAGAATACATAGATGCATGCGAGGTGATCAAAGACACAGAAGAGGAGATCCGCAAGTTAGAATCGAAAAAGAGAATCACAGCAAATGAAACGGTATCTGGAAGTAATCCGGAATTTCCTTACAACCCACAGCATTTTAAGATACAGGGAACAACCTACTCTTATTCAGACGATATCAGACTCCAGGCAAAGAAAGAAGTTCTGAAACAGAAGAAAGAGAAAGCGGAAGAACTAAAACTGCAGGTGGAAGTGTGGATGATATCCATTCCCTTCCGCATGCAGCGCATCATCAAGTATAAGATCTTTGAGGATATGACGTGGCAGCAGGTGGCAGATCGGATGGGAAGGAAGGTAACAGAAGCCAGTGTAAAGATGGAATTTAAAAGATTTTTTGAAAAAAATTAAAGTTTGTTACGAATGTTACTTATGTTACGATTCAATGTGATAATATGTATCATGAACGAATTGGATATAACCAATGCGTTCCATACGTACTTTCCCATACAAGTACCAATTATCCCTGAGGGAAAAGGTTATTGCTTATCCTGATGACTGTTGTGCGGTCCGAAAAGCATACCGGAACATAGCTCAGTGGTAGAGCAGCTGGCTTATATCCAGCGTGTCGGTGGTTCAAGCCCATCTGTTCCGATCACGTGAGGGAAGCGCGTGAATGCAGGTTTTCATAATAGTATCTCCTTAAAGAGGCGGAGCTGGCAGCAGTTCCGCTTTTTGCAATACAAGGATATAAAGATGGATGAAGAAACATTAAACTGGATCAGACACTTGATTGCAGAGAATAATGTGCATGAGTTCTACACATCTCCGGCGTGGAGGAAGACACAGGCGTACATACTGAAAGCAAATCATTACGAATGCAAGAGGTGCAAGGACAAAGGCCTCGTTGTCAAAGCAAGGACAGTGCATCACAAAAAGTATTTACGATTGCATCCGGAGCTGGCACTTGATCCGGATAACCTCGAACCAATCTGTGAACGATGTCATTACGATGAACATCACAGAAAGAGACAGGGTTTCGTCAACGAGGAACGTTGGTAATCCCCCGGGTAAAAAATACGAAAAAACTCTGGGGAACGCGTGACCGGTGAGGGGGTTGCATCCGGAGAAATTTTGAAAAATTCCGAAAAAGTTGAAAGAAGGTGATAAAATGGCACGTCCGATGAGTACAGAAAAGAAGAGAGAAAAAACCGAAGAAAGCCTGAAAAATGCGCTTTTATCAAGGAAAATGTCAGATAAATTTCTGACAGATAAAGTGGATGAGTACATGTCATTTTATGATGATTTATTCTACATTAATCAGACACTTATTCAGCTGAAAAAGAATGAAAACTGTTCGCTAAAAATATATACGGATGCCGTGGCCGAGAAAAGACGGATATCTTCTGAGATGAGAAGTATATTGACATTCCTGGGACTAAAACCAGAGGATGTGGAACCGCCAGGCGGTGAGGATGATGAGACATTATAGTCCGTATATAGATCCATATATCCGGATGATAAAAGAAAACAAAGTCGAGCACTGTAAAGAACAGGATCTGATGATTGACAATCTGGTAATACCTGTTCTGGAGCGGGATGATGTGATTATCAACAATGAAAAAATAGAAAAAGGTCTTTCTCTACAGAAATATTTCCCCTATCAGTTGATAGCATGGGAAATATTTTTATTTGCACTGATTGTCGGTGTGGAAAATACGGATGGAGATATCTATTTCAATGACATCCGGATCATGGTTGGGCGAGGAAGTGGGAAAAATGGATTTATTTCTTTCCTGTGTTTTTATTTTATGTCACCTTACCACGGAATAAGGGGATACAACATCGACCTAATGGCCAACTCCGAGACACAGGCAAAGACATCATTCAAGGATGTGTATGAAATAATAACGGATCCGATAGATCAGAAATATGAAAAAGTATTGAAGAAAAATTATCATGCTACCAAAGAACTGATTACCGGAAAAGCTACAAAATCGGAACTACGCTATAACACTTCGTCCAAAAGAGGTAAGGATAGCAAACGTACCGGCTGCATTATATTTGACGAGAAGCATGAGTATACCGACGTGCAGAATATGAACACACTGCAGTCCGGTCTTGGAAAGGTCTGGCATGGCCGTGTGATAACGATCACCACGGATGGACATGTCCGGGGCGGGGTCCTGGATCAGGAAAAAGAGCAGAATCAGGCGATTCTGAAAGAATACAATCCTTTGAACCGGACACTGGTGTTCTGGTGCCGGATTGAAGACGAAAAGGAATGGAATCAGATTGATAAGCTTGTCAAAGCAATTCCGAGTCTGAACGATTTCTTGTCTCTGCGTAGCACGATACAAAAAGAAATCTTGGACATGCCTTATAAGATGGACTATTTCCCGGAATATATGGCAAAAAGATGTAACTATCCGATTGGAAACAAAGAAGTCGAAGTGGCCACATGGGAAGACATTCTTGCAACAGATCAGGATATGATCGACCTGGAGGGCAAAAACTGTGTGGGAGGAGTAGATTATGCAAAGAGTAATGACTTTGTTGTTATGGGACTTACGTTCCACGTACAGGGGAAAATCTATTACATACAGCACACGCTCATCTGTTCCCGATCGAGGGACTTAGGTGGAATAAAAGCACCTTTACGTGAATGGGAAGCGAAGGGTGATGTGGAATTTGTGGATGACGTGGAGATTCCACCGGAGCTGGTGGCACAGTGGTTTGAAAACATGGGACAGAAATACAGCATTCTGAAGATTGCAATCGACAATTACCGTTATTCACTTCTTAATTCGGCATTAAAAATGGTCGGATTTGACGCGTTTGAACGGAAGAATGTGTATCTGGTGAGACCTTCTGACATTATGAAAGCAGCTCCGATCATCAACCATGCGTTTGTAACCCACACGCTTGTATTTGGTGATGTACCAATCATGCGATGGTATACCAATAATACGAAAAAACAGATGGATGCAAAGGGGAATATCACCTACGGAAAGATAGAACCAAACTACAGAAAGACAGATGGTTTCATGGCATTTGTCTGCACCATGGCAGTCATAGACGAGATTCCGGAAGAAATGGATTATTCCGGAATAAATTTTGATGTGTACAGTTACTAAAAGGAGACAGAAGATGGGCTTTTGGAAATGGCTTCAGGGGAAGACCTTGGGAGGAAAAAGTGTAGAAGTATCAGCAGATACTATTGAAAAATATATTGATCAGGAAAAACTGTCGAATCTGGTAGCAGAGGAACTTACAGTGCATGCGGCAATCAATCTTATTGCGAACGGTATTTCAAAATGCGAGTTCCGTACACTGAAAAACGGGAAAGAGTATAACGGCGAAGAATATTATGTCTGGAATTATGAACCGAACAAAAATCAGAACTCCAGTCAGTTCCTGCAGGAATTGGTTGCAACGCTATTGTACAGGAATGAATGCCTTGTAGTGGAAGTAGGAGGCCAGCTGATCATTGCAGAAAGCTTTACAAAAGATGAGTGTGCGCTGAAAGAAACGATATTCAGCAATGTTTACAGAAAGGGACTGACGTTCGAACGCACATTCCGCATGTCGGAAGTATTGTATTTCAGACTCAGTAACAAAAACATTCGTCAGTTACTGACAAATCTGTGCAATGGTTACAATGAGTTACTTAGTGAGGCAGTCGACAAATATGAGAAAGCAGGTGGTGAAAAAGGTACGTTGCACATTGATTCCATGGCAAAGGGAAACACATATGGAGGCAAAACATTTGAGGAAACTTACGAAGATCTGATGAATAATCGGTTCAGACGGTATTTCAACAGTCGGAGCGCGGTCCTGCCTCTGTTTAATGGTTTTACTTACACGAAACAGGCAGCAGAGCAGGGAAAAAAATCCACTTCGGAAATGAAAGATATTACGGATATGCTGGATCAGATTGTAGTGACAGTAGCCCGTGCTTTTAATATTCCGGCAGCACTCCTGAAAGGCGATGTATCGGAAATTGATAAGGTAACAAAGAATTTCCTTACGTTTTGTATAGACCCCCTGTGTGAAATGCTGAATACAGAGATCAACCGGAAGCGCTACGGGAAAAATCAGATCCGCAAGGGAAATTACATAAAAATCGATACCACAACGATCATGCATGTTGATGTATTTGAGATTGCCGAAAAGATTGACAAATTGATTGCCAGCGGCATGTACTGTATCGATGAGTTGAGAAGAAAACTCGGAGAGACCGAATTGAATACGGAGGAAAGCAAAAAACATTGGATAACGAAGAATTACGAAGACATTACGACAGTGCAGGATACAGGAAATAAGGGGGTGAACAATCTTGGAGAATGAGATGAAATACCGGTTTGAACAGCTTGCGGGACAGAATATTTATAAATTGTATGTGTATGATGATGTAACAGCCTATGGAGATTTTAACTGGGAAACATGGCAGTATGATGAGTCAGAGACCAGTGCGAAATATTTCAGGGATCAGCTAGAAGCTATTCCGGAAACAGGAACCATCGAATTACATGTAAACAGTAACGGCGGATCCGTGAAAGAAGGAGTTGCAATCTACAATCTCCTGAAACAGCACAAAGCAGGCAAAGTCTGCTATGTCGATGGCTTTGCATATTCCATTGCCAGTGTGATCTGTATGGCATGCGATAAAATCATTATGGGACCAGGTACAAGCATGCTGATCCATAACATGGCAATGTCCGTGTATGGTGACGCACAGATGTTGCGCAAGTGCGCGGATGATCTGGATGTGCTTATGGAATCAAACCGCAAGATCTATATGGAACGGGCAAAGAATCTTACTGAAGAACAGCTTATTGAAATGATGGATGCGGAGACCTTCCTGACACCGGAACAGTGCCTGGAATATGGATTCTGTGATGAGATCGGCGGACAGCCGGCAGAGCCGAAACAGATCGAGCAGATGAACACCGAACTGATCAGGCAGCTCCGGCAGCAGTTAAAGGAACAACAGTCTTTCCGTAAGGAAATGATGCAATTTGCGCCGGCGCAACCAAAAACTCCACAGGAACCTGAAGAAACAAACAAAGTGCTCAAAATGGCGGGCGCTTTTTTTGATGCATTAAACCACTAAGAAAGGATACGAAAACATGAAAAACAAAGACCTTCTGAAACAGGAAAACATGGAACTTATGCAGGCTTTATCAGAAGCACTGAAGAATGATGATGACGAAGCTATGGCAACTGCATTTGCACAGTTTGCAAACGGTGTTCAGGAACGCATTATGCAGGAGTACGGAGACCTCCGACAGAACAGGGATTCCGCAATTCTGGCATCCAGAGGAATCCGTCAGCTGACCAGCGAAGAAAAAGAATTTTATCAGGCATGGATTGATGCCGCAAATTCATCTAATCCGAAGCAGGCTCTGGTCGATATTAACAAAGCGATGCCGGAAACGATCATTGATACCGTAATCGATGATATGAGAGAAAGCCATCCGCTGCTGGAAAACATTGACTTTATCAACTGCCAGGGTGTTATCAAAATGATCGTCAATGCTGACAACATCGATCTTGCGACATGGAGCGCCTTAAATTCTGCGATTGCAACAGAACTTGCTGGTAAGATTGATACAATGGATATGACCATGGCAAAACTGAGTGCATTTATTCCGGTATCAAAGGATATGCTTGCCCTCGGACCGGTATGGCTGGACAATTACGTTCGTATTATTCTGTCTGAAGCATCAGCAGCAGGACTTGAAAAAGCAATCCTGAAAGGCACAGGCAAAGACCAGCCAATCGGTATGTGCAAAGATCTTGATGGCGCAGTTACTTTAGGCGTGTATCCAGACAAAACTAAAGTAGAACTTACTTCTCTGGATCCGGGTGAATATTGCGCAGTTGTAGCACCGCTTGCAAAGAAACCGGATGCGGTAGGCGGATACCGCACAGTTCCGGAAGTTATGCTGGTGGTAAATCCGGTGGATTACATTAAAAAAGTAATTCCGTCCTCAACAGTGAGAGCTTCCGACGGCACATACAAAAATAATGTATTCCCATATCCGACAAAAGTAGTTCAGTCTGCGGTACTGGATGAAAACGAGGCAATTATGGGAATTGCAAAGAAATATTTCATGGGAATCGGTGCAGGATCTTCCGGAAAGATTGAGTATTCTGATGAATACCAGTTCCTGGAAGATAACCGCGTATACACTACAAAGATGTACGGCATGGGAAGACCGAAAGACAATAATGCTTTCCAGTATCTCGACATCTCCAAACTCAAAGCACTTCCGATGAAAGTCGAGATCACAAATACGGAAGATAATCCGGTAAATACAAAAGCCAAAGCGTGAGGTGAACGCTTATGGTAACAGCAACCCTTTTAAGTGATGTCCGGAACTATCTGGACATCACTTTTGAAGATGAGGAAACGGACCGGAAGCTAAGTGGAATCATAGAACGTGGAGTGGATTATCTGGATAAGATGGCCGGAGCAGAGCAAGACTATGAGATTGAGGCTCTACCGAAATCCCTGCTACTGGATTACTGCAGATACGCAAGGAATAATGTACTGGAACTTTTTGAACAGAATTTCCGCTCAGAACTTCTTTCGTTAAGGATAGGAGTGCAGACTGATGACTACGCAAAGGAATGTGACATTTGAGAAGTTTAATGATGGCATCGTTGCCATATGCGAAATAGATGACGATGGAAATGCGGGAACTCAGAAAGAAAAACTTCGTTTCTCGGAGAAAACAGTCGGATACAATCGCTATTATGAGGCGATGACCGCGAAAGTACAGATTGATAAGCTGATCAGGGTTCCGTTTCGGAGATGGCTGACATCAGAATATCTTGCGGTGATCGGATCCGATGTTTATGAAATCCATCAGGCGCAGACAATCATGGATTCGTTTCCGAAAACAACAGCCTTATCATTACATCTCACACGACAGAGGAGAATAGCAGATGGCGAGTTTTGAGATCAATGGTTTTGATGAACTGATGGCAACACTGGACCGCCTTGGAAGATTTGAAGAAGTTGCGCCCAAAATGATGGAAGCAGGAATGGAAAAACTTCAAAAAGAAGTCGTAAACGCAGCTTCTGAGCATCAGGATACCGGGGCAATGGCGAGGTCTATCAAACCAACAGGTCTGGAAAAAGGCTATGGCGGAGGTTATTACATGTGTACCCGTCCGACTGGAAAAGATAAAAAAGGAGTCCGAAATATGGCAAAAATGTGTTATCTGGAATTTGGTGTTAAAGGACGTCCGGCAGTTCCTGTGATCACAGGCGCTGTGATCCGTGCAGAGCCACAGGTAGTCCGGGCAATGACAGAAGTATTTGAAAACGAGGTGAGCCAGCTGTGAGATCAGATGAAATGCTGGAACAGGCACTTGCTCCAGTAGGCTTGCCTGTCAAATATTATGAATATGCCGGAACAAAAGACTCGTATATCGTTTACAACGAGGAATATGAACAGCCGGTTGATTTTGGAGATAATCAGTCAAACAGTACAGTGATGTGGTGGCAGGTACATATATTTGCACCTAAGAATACGGATTTCCGGAAGCATAAGAAGAAAGCAGTGGAAGCACTGAAAGAAAATGGTTTTGTGATAACGGATATTCGAACACTGTATGAGAATGCACAGCAAACAAGCACAATACATGTGGTTATCTACTGCCACATGGAAGAAAGAGAGGAAGAATAAAATGGCAAAAAAAGGAATTGAGTATGTTGTATTTGGCAAGCTTCAGGCAAACGGAACATACAAAGATGGGAAGAGATTAAGTCCGGCAGCGGCCTTTAACGGAAGCGCAACAAAATCAAATGTAAAAGATTACGGGGACAACCGCACAGTTGAAACCGACAATTCTGTAACAGGCGGTACACTGACTGTAGAACTTAATGATGATACAGATGAGATCTATACATATCTGCTTGGAAATACACAGGCAACAGACGGAGAAGAAATTGTCAGCAACGCAGATGATATTGCTCCATACGTAGGTGTCGGCGCGATCGGAATGAGCGGAACAAAGTTTGTTGCGAAATTCTACAACAAAGTGCAGTTCTCTGAGCCGAACGATGACAACCAGACGAAACAGGAGAATACCACATTCAATCATATTTCACTGGAAGGAGAAATTCTTATTCCGGAAGATGGCAACTGGAGACGTAGGAAGACATTTGCTACCCGTGAAGAAGCAAAAGCGTACCTGAATAAGATTGTTGGAATTACAGAAACAGAATCTCGCAGTCTTGAAGATGGTGAAAAGGTGGTAACTGAATGAGTGATCTCAGACCAAGGGGAATACCTGTAGTCCTGGATGGAGTAGAACATAGATTTTTGTTCACATTAAACACGATCGATTCCATCCAGGATGAAACAGACAAGAACATGAAAGATATTATGATGGATCTTGCAGATGAAGAGTCATCAAACAAAACCCTCATATATCTGGTAAAAACACTGATCAATCATGAAGCGGAAAGAGAAAAACGAAAGAATCCAGACTGTGCACTGGAAACAGTGACAGATCAGGAAGTGGGAGATCTTATTGGAATGGACAATATCGTGGAAGTGACTGCTGCGGTATTGTCTGCATATGGATATTCGCTCCCGAAAGCAGATGAAGAAGACGACCCAAACCGGGAGAGCGGGCAGCAGAGCAGCTAAATGTTGCCCGCATGCTCTATATCGGATCAATGAAACTGGGATATTCGGAAGACGAATTATTTGATATGACTCCGAGAAAGTTTTTTATTATCTACAATGAATTTATGGAAATGAATGGTCTTAAGAAACGGAAAAAGAACTGTTCAATCGACGATTTACCTTGAGTTTTTATTGCAGTTCCTTCTTTACGGGAGTATAATCATAGTATGAAAGCAAAGGAGGGCTGCAGTATGAAAATATGGAAAATTTATTTTTACATCATGTTAGCAGTCGCTATAATTGCTACAGTAATAGCTAAGTCGCTTATTTTGGGAATAATGGCAGTAGCGTGGGCAATTGCTTATACAATTGGTGTGCCATTCTTTGTATGGGCTGTAATGGAAGTATATAAAGCATTTAAAAAATAAAATATAATGAAAACGCATACAATGGGTGTCCGAATCGGACACCTTTTTTAATACAAAAAAATGAGGTGTTTCTATGCCGGGAAAAAATGAAATTGTTGCTGGTATACGGCTTGAAGGCGAAAAAGAATTTAAACAGGAAATAACATCTGTCAATAAAAGCATTGCCGCTTCCAGATCAGAACTGAAAAAAACAGAAGCTGCCTATGAAGGACAGGCAAACAGCCTGAAGGCATTAACGGAAAAAGACAAAGCTCTGAATAAGATTCTGGAAGAACAGAAGAAAAAGGTGGAGCTGACAAAACAGGCATTAAAAAATGCGAAAACCGGTTATGCATCAAAGGCTGAAAATGTAGAAAAACTCAGGCAGGCACTGGAAAAACAGCAGCAGAAGCAGGAACAGGCAAATCAGGCATACGAACAGGCAAAACAAAAACTTGAAAAGATGTCGCAGGAAGAAAAGACATCCAAGGACGCAATAGAAAAGCAGGAAGAAGCGGTAAACAAATTAAAAACAGAATTAGATCAGCAGAATACAGCTCTGGAAACTGCAAAAAGAGACCTTGAAAAAGGCGAAGATGCTTATCGAAAAATTGGAAATAAAGTCAGCGACTGGCAGACGAAGCTTAATACAGCAGAAACTCAGCTGGAGAAAGCAAACCGTGCAACGAAAAAGAACGCTACATATCTGAATGAAGCTTCGAAATCGGCAGATGGATGCGCTACGAGTATAGATAAATTTGGAAAGAGCGTAGAGAAATCCAGTACATTTAAGGATATGATCAGTGCGAATTTGCTTGGGGATGCGCTAGAAGGAGGCATCCGGTTAATCGGTGATGCGGCAAAAGAAGCTGGCAAATATATTGTAGAAGTCGGATCTGAATTTGAAGCCGGTATGAGTGAGGTTGCGGCAATCTCCGGTGCAACTGGTCAGGAACTGGATTCTATGAGTGCCAAAGCAAAAGAACTGGGAGCATCCACAAAGTTCTCTGCAACGGAAGTCGCGAGTGCTTTTAAATATATGTCTCTGGCAGGATGGAGCACGCAACAGCAGTTGGATGGCATTGATGGCGTACTTAACCTTGCGGCGGCGTCCGGAATGGAACTGGCGGATGCATCGGATATGGTGACAGACTACCTTTCTGCTTTTGGAATGCAGGCATCAGAGAGCGCAAAAATGGCGGATATGCTGGCGTTCGCACAGGCAAACAGTAATACCACAGCACAGCAGCTGGGAGATGCATACGGAAACTGCGCGGCTATCCTTCATACAGGCGGACAGGACATAGAGACAGTCACTTCACTTCTGGAAGGAATGGCAAATCAGGGACTTAAAGGATCAGAAGCAGGAACTGCATTGGGATCCATTATGACTCAGATTACCCAGAAGATGAAAGACGGCGCAATTCAGATCGGAGATACCTCTGTTCAGGTCGCAGATTCTACCGGAAAATTCCGCGATCTTACAGACATTATCACAGACATCGATGGTGCTCTTGGAGGAATGGAATCTGCGGATAGATCAGCAGCTCTGAGCGCAACGTTTAATAAAACAGCATTGTCAGGCCTGAACCTTGTTCTGAACGAAGGAATTGGTAAGATTTCGGGATATGAAGAAGCTTTAAGAAGTTCTGATGGTGCGGCGAAAAACATGGCAGACACCATGCAGGACAACCTGAAGGGAAAACTGACAGAGTTGTCTTCAGCAACGGAAGGATTAGGCATTGCAGCTTATAGTGCATTTTCAGGTGTAATGCAGGGAGCTGTTGAAGTTGCGACAGCAGCTGTATCGGGACTGACAAGAATCATTTCACCAGCAGAGCAGCAGATCGACACATACTATCAGGCTGTTATGAAAGGTGCGGAGCAGGCAAAACAGAGCATGACGGAGATATCTGAGGGATGGAGCGCATCCACGGAGAATGCGGACCGTATTGCAGTTCTGGGTGAGCGCCTGCAGGAACTGAATAGTATTGAAGACAAGACAAATGTCCAGAAGCAGGAAATGTCTGCGATAGTATCGGAATTATCACAAAGTATTCCGGAACTGGCAAATGCTTATGATGAAGAAAATGGCAAATTAAATATCACCAATGCAGAGCTGGAAAGTCTGATCAACAACTATGAAAAAACAGCCATCAAACAGGCTGCCCTTGCGGCTACACAGGATCTGGTAAATCAGAAGCTGGAAGCACAGGTGCAGATCGATAAGGCAAAAGCAGGAAAAGATAGTACAGAAGAAAGATTAAAACTGTTGGAGCAGGAAAGAGATCTTATTAATGAGATTATGGTTGCTCAACAGAACGGTGATACCACCAGAGATTACCAGACGGAAGCTATCAAACTGTACGAACAGGCTCTTGAAGATGGCATCATCACAATGGATGAATTTGCAGATGCACAGGAAAAGATCAGCAATTCTAAAATGGGAAACCGACTGTCGGCAATTAATGGAGAGTTTTATGCCGGTGGTGATGCTGCAGGTATCATGAGTGCATCTATTTCGGAACTTTCTGCGAAGTCAGAAGATTATTCGAATGCGATTAAGGAACAGTCCAAAATTACAAAGGACTGTGACGAACAGATTCAGGATTATACCGATACTGCGGAAAAAATGTACGGTGTTACAACAGATGATACTGATGCAACGAAAGAGAATACGGATGCGACAAAAGATAATACCGATGCGCAGGCGGAGAATACTGAGCAGACCGAAGAACAGGCACAGGCTCTTGCGGATGCGGCACAGGCAGCATTCGAGTCGGCACAGCAGCAGAGAGATGCAGCACAGACAGTTGTAGATGCTTACACATCGGCTAAAGAAACCATTAAATCCAGTTTTGAGGATAAGATCAGCATTTCAGATATGTTTGATCAGAGCGAAGATGGCGGTGTCGACCTCACTGTTGAAACAATGACTGCAAATCTGCAGTCTCAGGTAGACGCTATGCAGAGGTACCAGGAAAACCTGCAGACAGTCGTGGATGCGATTGGAGATAAGGTTTCACCGGAATTTATCAAGTATATCGAGGATATGGGACTTGAAGGCTCCAATACCCTTGAACATATGGTAACGACACTGGAAACACAGGGAACCGGTCCAATCGAAGAAATGGCGAAGACATGGGAAGAAGCTATGAACATGTCTGATGCAATCGCAAGTGCTGGCGCGGCGAATGAAATAGCCATGAAGCAGGCGGCTGGAGAGCTGGGATCCACTGCAGAAGAATGGGGCAGCGTCTGGAGTGCGATTGAGATTGCGAATAACACCGGAATTTCTTCATGGAGCGCAAATTACAGTGAGGATCTGCAAAATCAGGTTGAAGAAGTTATTCGTATTGCAAGAGAATGTGGAATCAAAATTCCAGACGGATTAGCAGAAGGAATCGCGTCCGGAGACATCAGCCCGGATGAAATGATTGCGAAACTGTCCACAAACATTCAGGGACAGATGGAGGGCCTGATTGAAGTTGCATCACAGTCGGGCATTAAAATTCCGGAAGAGATCACCAAAGGAATAGAATCAGGCGGAAATGATGCAGTTACAGCTTATAATTCGTTGATTCAGTTGATCTCTAAGAAGGCACCGGAACTGTACAATGCAATGTCTGACAGCAACAGTGCCGGAGCAGTGGCAGAAAATTTTGCACAGACCGGTCAGCAGGCGGGGGAAGCGATTGCGTCAGGAATCCAGTCAGAACAGGATAATATCAGCAATGCAGTATCTTCTGCGATGAGCGGATCGGATGCATCGGCAGACAGCGGAGCGTTTGAGAGCCTTGGCCGGAATATTGGCGATGCAATTGCAAATGGAATTTCCGGTAAAAAAGATGAAATCCGTCAGGCAATCACATCGGCTATGAGTGCAGATGGTGTACAGACCGGAAGCGGATTTGAAACACTGGGAAATCAGATTTCTTCTGGAATTGCATCTGGAATTACAGCACAGCAAACTGCGATTTCTACGGCTATTACAAATGTAACACAGAAAGCAATCGACACCGCGAACAAAGCGAAAAGTTCATTCGGAACAGCCGGAAGCCAGTCCGCAACTATGTATGCAAGCGGAATATTATCCGGAACTGGAAGCGCATCTGCAGCGGCAACAAGAATAGCATCCGGAGCATACTCCGGTGCAAGTACATATAATGGGGCTTTCGGAAGTATCGGTTATAATATGGCGGCAGGAGTTGCTGCCGGCATCACAACGGGTTCATCATTAGCAGTTAATGCGGCAGTGAATCTTGCATCACGGACACTTGCGGCTACGAGGAGCACATTGAAAATCAATTCTCCATCAAAGGTATTCAGGGATAAAGTAGGTACTTCTATCGGCGAAGGTATGGCGGTCGGAATCAGGAACAGTCAGCAGGGAGCTGTAGATGCTGCAGTCGAACTTGCGAGAGCAACACTTACGGCATCGCAGGATGAACTGGATATACATTCGCCTTCAAGAAAGTTCCGAAAAGCAGTAGGACAGCAGATTGCTAAAGGCATGGCATTCGGAATAAAAGACAAAGCATCACTTGCGTCCAAACAGGCATCCAGAATGTCTGCAAAGGTTTATGCAAACGCAACACGATGGATGACGAAATATAAGAAATCCAATAAAGTTACATTGTCTGATACGGTGTACTTCTGGCAGCAGGTAGTAAAACATACCAAAAAGGGAACAAAGGCATACGCAAATGCTGTCAAGCAGGAGACAAAAGCAGTTCAGAAACAGCTTGCATCTTCGATTGGAAATACAACACTGGCAAATAAGATAAGCAATAATTTTGGAGTTTCGAAAACGAAAAAGGATGGTAAAAAGACAGTCAAGAAGAGTGCGTCAGAATATTATTCTGAGGTATATTCAGCAGCTGAAAAATATCTGAAAAACTATCAGACACTGCATAATATGTCGACTCAGCAGGAAATCTCATACTGGGAAGGAGTGAAAAACCGGCTCAAAAAGGGAACACAGGCATGGTATGATGCCACAGGAAAAATCAATGATCTGAAAGCGCAGCTCGTACAGGAACAGAAAGAAGCAAAACAGACACAGGCGAATGTACAGGATAGTATTCTTGATAAATATAAGACGTATTACAAAGTATCTGCAAAAGCAGAAATGGAATACTGGAATAAGGCGAGACAGCAATTTGCGGCCGGAACGGATGAGCGTATCAGCGCAGACAAGAAATATCTGGATGCACTGCAGTCATTCTATGATGAGCGGAAGAAGATAGATGAAGACTATGCGGAAAATTCGAAAAAGATCAATGATGAGCTGGAAGAAAATGTAAAAGAACTTCAGGACACTTACAAAGATGCAGTGAAAAGCAGAAAAGAAGATATCCTGTCTCAGATGAATCTTTTTGAAGCATGGGATTCTTCCGGATATGATGCAGACACATTGTTGTACAATTTGAAAACACAGGTTGCAGGTCTGACGTTGTGGGAACAGCAGTTGGAAGAACTTGAAAAAAAGAATATATCAAAAGATCTTTTAGACGAACTGAAAGAAATGGGCCCGGATGCGGCGGCATCAATCTATAGTCTGAATCAGATGACAGAGGAACAACTGAAAGAATATGAAAAATTATGGGATCAGAAAAATGAACTTGCAGAATCACAGGCAGTAAAAGAAAACGAAGGGCTGAGAACAGACACCAATGAACAGATTAAAAACCTCAGATTAAACGCACAGGCAGAACTCGATGCTTTAAATGCGGAATACAGAGCAGCGTTATCAGATCTGAACACTGGAATGACCAGTGATCTTGCAGGACTTTTGGATAAGGCTGGAAAGATCGGAGAAGATGCAGTATCTGGATTGATAGGCGGAATACGAAAAGCGTCCGATTCGGTTGATGTATACAACAGTACCACGAAAGTTGTTTCTTCTATTTCTTCCGGGCTGGGAGAACTGAAACAGGAAGGAAACATAATCGGAAAAGAAACACTGGACAGTATGCTGGAAGGTATGCTGGATCCGATAAAAATAGAAAGCGCTTCAAAGACGGTATTTGAATCTGTGAGACAGGCGATGCTTAAAAACGCACAGGATGAACTGCAAGGGCAGCAGGAAAAACTGGAACTACAGCTTCAATCATTGAATTTTGCAGGAACTACGGTCATTAATGAGGCTCTGGCAGGGTATTCATCGGGAGATACGGTTGTAAATGTTGACACAAGTGCGATATCCAGAGTAGTTGGAGAACTGGGTGACAGGATACTTGATATGATGTCGGTGATCGCTGAATTAAAAGTTGTATTGGATTCAGGTGAGCTTGTCGGTGCATTGCAGCCGGAAATAAGCAGGCAGACTGCAGCTGTGTCCGTCAGAACGAACAGGGGGCGGTTATAAAAATGTTAATTGAAGACTGGGACATTAAAATAGCAAATGCCAGACAGCAACGTGTGACGTATGGCAACAACAGCATATCGAATAGTAGTGAGTGGACAAAAGGAAGCTATACACCTGTTTTGCTGGGAAATACAATAGGATTTAAGACAATCAAAACGGTGCTGGTGGTAAAAGGCGCAGGACGAGAGGAAATTATAAGGAATAAAAGCCTGATCCTTTCGAAATGTTTACATCCTGTATTGCTGACACTGGATAATTATCAGAATAAGTTTTATGCAGTTCTGAAAAAGAGTGATACAGAAGAAAAGGTTATGAACCGATGGCATCTTTTGACTTTGGAGTGGAATTGTTATGAATGTGGTGACAGGATCATTCAGACATATGTGAACGAACAAACAATTACGATTGATAATCCGGGAAACATCACAACACCTGTAATTATCAGCATCGTACCTCAGATAGGCACAGCGGCACTTACACTGACCGGTTTGACGAGAAACGGTCTGATGAATGAGGGCTATGAGATCATAGTTCGAAATACAGAGGCCAACAAAGAAATTATATTGGATGGAGAAAATGGTCTCATCACGGAGGGCGGGAATTTAAAAGCAGGGGAGGTTGAAATATGGGAATTACCATCATTAAAACCGGGTGAAAATACGATCACGGTAGACTCAAATATTAAACTGACCTTATCTTTTCTTCCAAGATACTTATAGGAGATGATCATATGTTGAGAATATATGATAAATCACATACAGCCATCGGATATATAAAAGAATATAAAGATTTAAAAATAGAAAGCGTTCTCTCCACCGGAGATAAAACGCTTTCTTTTACGTATATGGGGAAAAATAACATTGAACCTGAAGATTATATCCAGACACAAAAAGATGAGTATGTGGTCAAAGAGAAATCATACAGTTCAGATGGTTTTCCACAATACGTAGCAGTGCTTAATTTGGAAGAATTGGAAGGAAAGCCGTGGGCATCTTTTTCTGTAAAAGAGTCCACGGTGGATGATGCTGCGAGATTAGCGCTTGCTGGAACTGGATGGACGATTGGAGTATGTGATATAAAGAAAAAAAGAAATGCGGGAATGCTGCAGGTGACATCAAGGGATATTATTGAAAAACTTGCGATCGCTTTCTGGTGTGAGGTTGTATATGACACCAAAAATAAAACTGTATCTTTCTATAAAGAAGTAGGAGAAGACAGAGGTACTTATTTTATTAGGGGATTAAACCTGAAAAAATTGAGTCGCAAAGAAGATAGCTACGATTATTACACACGGATTATACCAATTGGTGCGAATAATCTTAAGATTGACAAGGTAAATGATGGAAAAAATTACCTTGAGAATTACCAGTACTCAAGCAAAATAAGGACCTACATATGGAAGGATGAATCATATACAGATGCGGAGGCATTGAAAGAGGATGCAGAATTAAAACTGCGGGATATATCAATTCCAGTAGAGAGCTATTCTGCTACGGTGTCTGATCTTGCAAAGCAAAAGAAGCAGTATTCGATACTGGAGTATCATGTCGGGGATAAGATCTGGTTGATCGACAGCATGACAAGGACCAGGGTGAAACAGCGTATAGTGAAAATGACAGAATACCCTATGGAACCGGATAAGAATACTTGTGAGCTGGCCAATACAGTACTGACATTTGAGGAATTGTCATCGAAATACAAGGAAGCAGCTGAAATAGTAAATACTGTGGTGGCTGGTGACGGAAGATACACAGGCACAGTTAATGTGTCGGATATTTTGAATTTTGAACAGGGACTGTCTGATAGTGATATTATTTCAGGCTTGAAGAATAATGTGGATTCTCTTAACGGGAGTGTTAAAGACATCAGGCTTGCGGTCGGTAGTATAGAAACAAACTATTTAAAAACAGAAGATGCCAACATAAAATATGCCACCATCGAAAAATTGAATACTGTCAGTGAGACAGTGCAGGATTTAACCGTAAAATATGAAGAAGTTGAGAACTTAAAAGCGAAGCATGCAGACCTTGAGGAGGCAACAGTAAAGCGCTTTGATGCGGATGAAGCAAAAATAAAAAAACTGGACACTGAGAAGTTATCTTCCAAAGACGCTGAACTGAAATATGCTAACATTGATTTTTCCAATATCGGAAAATTGGCGATGCAATACTTCTATGCACAGTCCGGTTTAATTAAAGATGTACTGATTGGTGATGCGACGATCTCTGGTGAGCTTGTTGGCGTGACGATCAAAGGCGATTTGATTGAGGGTAACACCATCATAGCGGACAAGCTTGTGATTAAGGGTACTGATGGTCTGTATTACAAGTTGAACACAGATGGAGTGACCACAGAGAAAGAGCAGACCGATTATAACAGCATCAACGGACAGGTGATAAGAGCAAAGTCTATCACAGCAACCAAAATCGATGTGTCAGACCTTGTAGCGTTTGGGGCTACAATCGGTGGATTCAAAATAGGTCAAAAATCCATTTATTCAGGTGTTAAAGAAAGTGTTGATAATACTACCCGTGGAATTTATATGGACACGGATGGTCAATTCGCAATCGGTGATTCAAACCAGTATTTCAAATACTACAAAGATGCCGATGGTAAATACAAGATCGATATATCAGCATCCAGTATGCGATTTGGTGTGAGCAATAAGACGGTTGAAGAAGCTCTGGACGAGGTTCGAGACGAGATCGCAACACTACTGAGGATAGAGACATCGAGAGGAACAGTGTTTAAGAATGATCAGGTGTCAACTGTATTATCAGTGGTTCTGTATCACGGAAAACAGAGAATAACTGATTCTGAGACTATGAAAAAAGTATTCGGTTCGGGAGCATATCTTCAGTGGAAATGGCAGCGACTCGATGATGACTCGTTTGGAGTGCTGTCCAATAGTGATTCAAGATTCGGTGATGATGGGTTTACGTTTACTCTATCACCGGAAGATGTTGATACAAAAGTAACGTTCATGTGTGAATTAATTATATAGAGGAGAATAAGACATGGGAATTAAAGCAGCGGATCAAATTACAATTGTTGACGTGACTGACGCGTATTCAGTCATGCTTACGAGTGAGGCATATACATTCGTTGGAGGTACCGGAGGTGTCGGATCAGGACAGACCTGTACCACGGAAGTAGTAGCGTTTTGCGGTACAAACCAGTGTTCCGCAGTTGCTGTTACGACAGCAGATATCGTGTGTCCAACTGGTATCAGTGCGGCAGTTTCCAACAGCGGAACCAGTAAACCAAAGATTACATTTACAACAACTGCTACCATTTCGTCAGCTTGCGAGGCGACGATCCCGGTAATTGTAGATGGTATCACGGTAAATAAGAAATTCTCATTTGCAGTGGCTAAAGCAGGTATTAATGGTCAGAACGGAACGTCTGTTACTGTAAAAAACACATCCGTAACATATCAGGTTGGGTCTAGTGGAACGACAAAACCGACGGGAACATGGACAGCTGATGTGCCGGCAGTCGGTAATGGACAGTATCTTTGGACGAAAACAGTAGTTGAATACTCAGACGGTAAATCTACAGAGGCCTATAGCGTTTCATACAAAGGAACAAATGGAACAAACGGTCAAAATGGAACGTCAGTAACAGTGTCTTCTACATCTATAACATATCAAGCAAGTTCGAGCGGTACTGCAACTCCGACTGGAAATTGGCAGGAGTCTGTTCCTTCAGTTGGTAACGGTCAGTTTTTATGGACAAGAACCATTGTAAATTATTCCGATGGTAAATCTACAACTTCCTACAGTGTATCGTATAAAGGTACTAACGGAACTAATGGTAAAGATGGTGCTGCCGGAGCCGATGCAATTACACTGACCATTACATCTTCTAACGGTACAGTGTTCAAGAATAATTCAGGTACCACAGTCCTTACGGCTCATGTATGGAAAGGATCTGTTGAACAGGTAGTCGCTGATAATGGTACAGTATCTGGTATCGGTACTATTAAGTGGTATAAGGTCGGCGGTACTACAGCAATCGCAACTGCCAAAACCCTTTCTGTTACCGCGAAAGACGTTCAGAACTCACAGGCATATACTTGTCAGCTTGAGCAATAAAGGAGGTATAAGCTATGGCAGTGATAGCCAAAGCTGAGATAACAATCTCGAAGATTGCAAGTGTAGAGAAGATCACAAGATATTATCTCTTGCAATCTTCAACAGCGGCGGTGCCATCCAAACCAGCGGATGGCTCTGCCATAAGTAGCAACTGGAGCAAAACAGAACCATCATACACGTCCGGTTCTACTAATACACTATATTTCGTAGACCAGACCATCCTGAGTGATAGCACAATCAAATACTCGGAAGTATCGAAGTCAAGCAGCTACGAAGCGGCGAAAGAAGCTTGGAACAAAGCGAATAACGCACAGAATACAGCCGATAGCGCGAATGATAAGATTGATGGATTACAAGTTGGGGGTAGGAACCTTGCTAGACAAACCGCAAAAGCTAAAACTTGGACATCTTCGTCAACATATGCACGGGATACTTGGATTGGTAGCGATGGCGGTTCTGGATGGCTTCCGAGTATTCTAATAGAACCTGAACAAACATACACTTTAAGCTTTGATTATGTTATAGAGGATTGTACTGACAAATCAATAGGTGTCGGTATTGGTGCAGGAACTACAGGTTCTGATTATGCAGCAGATACATGGGAAATAATGGCATCATTTAAACAATATGGAGGCAATATAGAGTCTGGACATTTTGTTTACAATTTATCGGCCAAAAGTCCGTCACAGCTTGGAAATGAAAAATATTTCGCGTTCAGACCGGCGCGACGACTTGGAGACAATGTCCTAACTACTCCTATTAAATTGACAATATCCAATTTTAAACTCGAAAAAGGCAACAAAGCCACAGACTGGACACCGGCACCGGAAGACTACTACACAAAGACTGAGACAGATGCTTCTATTCAGGTTTTGTCAGACAAGATCTCACAGCAGGTATCCACGACAGATAAACTTGGCACCAGATTATCTAAAGTAGAACAGGATTCGGGCAGTTGGAGTGTTACGCTGGAGACGGCAAACGCTGCAAAAAGTGCTGCAGACAAGGCGAGCCAGACCGCATCCAGTGCTTCCTCTACTGCCAGTGATGCAAAGTTAACAGCAGATAATGCAAACAAAACAGCTTCATCGGCAGTGAGTACGGCAAGCAATGCACAAAAGACAGCAGAGAATGCAGTATCGACAGCATCTTCGGCATCTTCTGCAGCTACTGAGGCTAAGAATACAGCTGATGCAGCAAACAAAACAGCATCTAACGCAAACTCGACTGCCAGTGAGGCAAAGAAGACTGCCGACAGCGCTAATACTACCGCTGGACAAGCTAAGAGTGCTGCTGATAATGCGAGCCAGACCGCATCGAGTGCAAAAAGTGCTGCAGATAAAGCGAACGAAAATGCGTCAAGTGCCGTATCCACAGCAGATACGGCTAAATCCACAGCAGATACGGCTCGACAAGAAGCCTCAGATGCTGCCAAAACTGCAACAAACTTTATGGGATTTGACTCAAATGGTCTTGTTATAGGTGATCGTACAGCAAATACCTTAGGTAAGAACGTATTGATTGGAAATGATTCCATTAATATTAGGAATGGATCTACAGTACTTGCTGAGTTTGCTGAGAAACTTATTGCGATTGGTAAAGGAAGTCCAAATGCTGTTATTGACTTTTTGAATGGGCTTTTCCAGATATCGACAATTAACGATAGTGGTGCTCGTTTATCAGCAACAAAGTCATTATCGATATACGCAGACGATGCTGTAGATGGAACCGGAGACGGAAGCGGACACTATTCAATGATCACTGTCGGCGATACATCAATGCGATTAAATACCAATAACGTGGGATATATAGACATTGTTAACCGTAATCCCACAATTGGTGCAATAGCGCAAATTATTTCCGAAGTATATGGACAGAATAACGAAAATGTATTGTTCATAATGGAGACAGATAAATCAACCGGTCGTAATATTGTAGGACTCGATACAGGCAAAGGGGTAAGCACTATTTGGACATGTAATGGAGGCGGTACCGCTGATATTACTCATAGTGTTAAAAGCACTAACGGCTCGACGAAAGTAGCTCAATGGGATTCCAGTATACGGTTTGCAAAGAATGACAAGTTAGTCGCATCCTACGACGGAACGACACCGGTTCTTTTGTCTACAGCTGTATATCCAAATGCTGATTATACTGGTAATTTCTCTGCACCAGCTAGTACACAACCCCATGGTATATTAATTGAGTTTGCCCCATATGTAGATGGACAGGCAAAGGGGTATGGTTTAGTGACATTCTTTATTCCGAAAGGAAGATGTAATGGAGAATCGTATAATATTTATATAGACCCATGGTGTTCAAAATGGATATATGTTTATGACGACAAAATTGTTGGAAATGATGCAAATTCCAAAGCTGGAACAACGAACGATATTTCTTACAATAATCGAAAATATGTATTGAGCAGAGTATATGGAGCGTGATGATTATGGCTTTAAAGAAAACGGTGCGAATGCAAAATGGCATTGCGACGGAATACCATCGTATAGCAATGCTCAAAATTGATATTAATCAGGAAATCACCATTCTGATTAATTCATATTTGTCCGAGGACGGACGACAGGTCGAGAAAGATTATGCTGAGGGAAAATACAAAGACGTCGATGAAGGACTTATCCCGTTTCCCTATTATAATGCAGAGTATCTCAATGCACCTTATGACAGTGAGATGACCATTAGAAAAGCATATGCATACCTTAAGACTCTTCCGGAGTTTGAGGGAGCAGAGGATGTCTAAAGGAGAAAAAACATGAAAATTCGAGCAGAGCCGCAAGGCTCTTATTTTTTATTGCCAATTTGCGCCGGCGCAACCGGAGAAAGAGTGGAATAGTGAAAGAAATACTCATACAAACATATACTATTGTATTACCGATACTCTTGGGATACATTGTATGGCTCCTGAAAAATCAGAAAAAAGACAGAGATGCCAACAGCAAGGGAACAATGCTTCTGCTTCGCGTCCAGCTCATAGAGTACCACGCAAAGTATACAGCACTTGGGACCATCCCTTCCTACGCTTACCAGAATTACTGCGAGATGTATGCAGCATATCACGAACTGGGCGGAAACGGCATGGTAACCAAAATGAAACAGGAAATTGAAGAATTGCATATTAAAAGAAAAGAGGAATAAAGATGGATGTAAATGTAATGATGCAGTATGTAACCTATGGGCTTGCAGTACTCGGAGTGCTTGCCTTCATGGTGTCGATCATTGTGCAGACAATCAAAGAGCTTCCGAAACTCAACAAGATTCCAACCAGTATTGTTGCACTGGTCACGTCACTGATCCTGTGCCCTGTGGCGGTAGTGGTCATGTGTACATATTATAAGATTGTGATCACCTGGTACTATATCTTTTCTTCATTTTTGGCCGCATTTATTGTTTATCTGGTAGCAACCGGTGGCTGGGAGAAAGTAAAAGACATCTGGGACCGTACAAAATATAACAAAGCTTCAGGGGACGAGTAATCGTCCCCTGCTTACTATATAGCAGGAGGGATGACAGATGGAAATAAAAGGTATTGACGTGTCTGCTCATCAGGGCAAGATCAACTGGGATACGGTGGCCGCTTACGGTATGGATTTCGTACTTCTCCGTATCACCGAGCTTGGAAACGTCGTGGATTCATACTTCGAGACCAACTTTGCAGCATGCAATAAGCACAAGATCCCGGTCGGAGTATATAAGTATTCATATGCTATGACTATTGCGGAGATCAAGTCAGAGGCCCGGAAGGTGGTCTCGACGCTTAACGGCCGGAAAATTCAGTTCCCGGTATTCCTTGATCTGGAATATCACAACCAGCGAACGCTCGGAGCAGAGAGTATCCACAAGATGGCGGATGCCTTCCGGAAGATCATCGAGGCAGCAGGGTACAAGTTCGCCGTCTACTGCAACCTCGACTGGTACCTGAATGTGATCTGCAGCCACCTCAGAAAATATGAGTTCTGGATTGCCCGCTATCCAGCCAATGACAACGGTACCCTGCAGGAGAGACTCCGGCCGGATATTGGTGTTGGATGGCAGTACAGCTCAAAAGCGAAGATTCCGGGAATCTCCGGTAACGTAGACAGAGATGTATTTTACAAGGACTATGCGGAACCAAAGAAGGAGGAAACAGCAGTGGCGAAAACAAAATTACAGGAGTTCACCGATCTCGGTGATTATTATGCAAACAATGGCGGCAATAAACCGTATCTGGAAAAACGGACAAACGCTTATCTTGACGATTTCCAGAAAAATGCCGGATACAATAACTACACCAAATTTGCCCGTGATGTCAACAGCTGGGGACAGCCGGGATGTCAGGCGCAGCCATGGTGTGCAGAATATCAGTTCTGGAAGTTGGCGAAAGTCTTAGGTATTACAAAAGCATTACAGATCATGGGCGGTGGATTTTACAACTGTGTGTCAATCACCAACTGGGCGAAGAAAAATGGTACATGGCACAGCATGCCAAAAGATGGAGCACTTGTTATCTTCCGTGATGGCTCTCACATCGGATCTGTCCGCTCTTATAGCAATACGTACATCTACACCAACGAAGGAAACACTTCAAGTGCAGCAGGAGTCATTACAAACGGCGGATCCTGCCGAAATAAACGCTATCTTCGCAGTGATCCGGTAATCGACGGCTATATCTGGATTACATGGGGAGATGAGAAAACTTCTACAGAGACATGGAAAGCAACCGGCACGGTCACATCTACAGTTGATGCCCTGTACATCCGCGAGGAACCGAATGGTTATGTCCTCGGACAGATCAACAGGGGAAATCGTGTAGAAATCAACGGCGAGAAATCCGGTATGTGGACAAAAGTCAAGGTTGCAGGTATTGGCATCGGATGGGCTGCTACTAAATATCTGCAGGTTGATGGAACATCAAACAAGTCAACCACAATCACCAACAAACAGGATAAGACACAGCGACTCTTTGTTGGAAAAGTAACGGCAACATCTACGGATGTTCGCACGTGGGCTGGAACGAATTATCCTACTATTAAGAAATGGCCGAAACTTGCAAAAGGAAATCTCATTGACATAATGAATTTCACGCAGAAGGCCAAGAATGGTACATCATGGTATTATGTCCGCATTGCAAACAAGTACTACGGCTTTGTGGCTGCAAAAGACATCAAGAAACAGTAATATAAGAAGAAACTCCGGCAGGTACCCGTCTGCCGGAGAAATATTGTATCATCTTTTTGCCTACGATTTGCCTACCGTTTGTAGAAAACGGTATAATATAATAGGAAATAATAGAACACAAAAATAAAGTTAAAACACAGATAAACGTTGCAATTACAAGGATTCTAGGATAGAATAGTCAACTGTGGAATACACCAAAAAACTTGAAATTGTTTTATGAAGTATATGGAAACCTTAGAGTATTAATGTCAAATATAAAAATTCCATGAAA